TTTATCACCTTGGGATGGAAGGATTCACAGATACTTTCCAGATTTTTACATAAAGACAAAACAACATGACGGTTCTATTAAAAAGTTTATTATAGAGGTTAAACCTAAAGCTCAATGTAAACCACCACCATCTCAACCCAAGAGAAAGACTAAACGATGGTTTAATGAAGTTAAAACATGGGGTATAAATGAAGCAAAGTGGAAACACGCAAATGAATGGTGTTTAGACAATAATATGGAATTTAAGATACTGACCGAAGATCATCTTAATATTCGTTATAAATAGAGTTATGGCTACTAGTAATTTCATACAATCGGTTAAAGACGAAACAAAGGGCAAAGACCGTTCTGTTAAATGGTATCGTGCTAAAATCAAAGAGTTTGGTAAACCTGTAGCTATGGATTTAATACGAGATGGTAAAAGAAACAAAAAACAATTCTATGGTAAATTGAATATGTTTTTCTATGACCCCAAGTTTAAAAAAGAGTTGCCGTACTATGATACGTTTCCACTGGTGCTTCCGATAGAAAGATACTCAGATGGATTTCTTGGTGTTAACTTTCACTATCTACCAATACCGTTAAGAATAAAGTTGTTAGATAGAATTATGACATTTGCAAATAGTCAAGACCTTGATGAATCTAGCACTAGAATAATTGCAGACTATAGCAAATTAAAAAAAATAAATATAATCAAACCAACTTTACATAAATATTTACATTCAAGAGTAAAATCACAATTTCGTAGAGTTGACGCAGATGAATTTAAAATTGCTTGTTTGTTACCAGTACAGCGATTTAAGAAATCCTCTGCAGCAACAGTATGGAAAGATTCTAGGAGTATGATTTAATGGCAGGAAGTCTCGCACAATTTTTAGAAACAGCCGCATTTGGTGTTCTTAATGATGTATTGTCTGGATTTCATTCTAATAATGGTTACGCAGTACCCAACAGATTTGAAGCATTAATTATTCCACCAACCGCAATGGGGAAAAATTCTTCTACAACAGGGTCAAGTGGGTTAAGCAAAAGTTCGTCTGATGGTAGGGCAGTATCGTTGCGTGTTGAATCAATTCTTTTGCCTGGGCGAAACTTAAACACCCTTACAGACTCAAATATATATGGCCCCACAAGAGAAATTGTTGATGGGGTAACTTATGCAGATGATATAAAAGTATCATTTCAAGCAAGTTCTGACCTTGCTGAAAGAAGGTTTTTTGAGGAATGGCAAAAGATAGCATTTAATGAAAAGACTTGGGATGTAGGATATTACAATGATTATATTGCTCAGATTGAGTTATACTTGTTAGATAGACAGGATAAAAGAAGATTTGGAATTAAACTTTGGGAGTGTTTTCCAAAGACAATTGACGGAACTGAATTAAATCAAGGAACAAACAACGAAATCATAAAGAACGATGTAAGTTTTTCTTTTAGATATTGGACACAACTTGATATTACTGCTCAGCCAACAAGTATAACTGACCGATTGGTTAGCACATTTTTTGGTACAGTTGAAAGACGAATAACAGGATCAATACCCAAGATATTGAATAGATTATAAACGGAGATTAAAATTATGGCATTACCTAAATTAAACAGTGCGAGTTATGAATTGAATTTACCATCAACAGGAGCGACAATAAAGTACAGACCGTTTCTTGTGAAGGAACAAAAAGCATTAATGATTGCTCAAGAATCAGAAGATGAGAAGGTGATTGAGAATACATTCGCTATGATCATTAATGATTGTGTTACAGATGATGTTGACCCATACAAGATGCCAATGTTTGACATTGAGTATGTGTTTCTAAAGATACGAAGTAAATCTGTTGGAGAAATAGCTAATTTGGTTATAATTTGCCCAGATGATGAAGAAACTAGAGTAAATGTTTCGGTTCCTTTGGAAGAAGTTGAAGTGCAAATGGAAGAAGACCATACGAATGCTATTAATCTTACAGATGACGTTAGTGTTATAATGCGGTATCCTTGTCTTGGTGACATGAAAGGATTTAATGCACTTGGTGAAACAAAGTCATTGTTTGAAATGATAAAAAGATGTGTACATGAAATTCATGATGGCGAAGAAGTATATCGTAGAGTTGACATATCTGACAAGGAGTTGGATGAATTTATTGACAGTATGTCCTCAAAGAACTTTGAAGAGGTTGGGAACTTTTTTTCAAGTATGCCTAAGTTGTCGTATGAAATTGAGGTTGAAAATCCTAAGACAAAAGTTAAAAGTGTAATCCCAATTGAGGGTTTGCAAAGTTTTTTCGAGTAGCCCTTTCACATGACTCATTAGAAAACTATTATCAAATGAATTTTGGGATGATGCAACATCACAATTGGAGTTTGACAGAAATAGAAGAAATGATACCTTGGGAAAGGGAGATATACATAGGACTATTAATGAACCATTTGAAGGAAGAAGAACAAAGACAAAAGCAAGAAAATAGAAGGAGATAGTTATGTCAGAGGAAGAAGTAAAAAAAGATTATCATCCAGCAGACACTAATGGTGATGGAAAGGTGTCCAAAGAAGAACAGCAGATGTTCTTAGAGTTCAAACGCAAAGAACTAGAAGATGCAGACGCAATGAGAGATGCACAACGTAACATGGCATGGTTTGCACTTACAGGAATGTTATTGTACCCTGCATGTGTTGTTATATCGGTTGTGTGTGGTATTGAGTCGGCCGCAAAGATACTAGGCGATATGGCAGGAGTATACTTCATTGCTGTTGCTGGTATTGTTGCAGCGTTCTTTGGCGCACAAGCAATGTCTAAAAAAGTAGCACCTAAAAAGTAGGATATTCAGATGGCAGACGAAAAAGTAGTTTCATCAATAAGCGGGCTTAGTAAAGTCACACAAAAACTGGTGGACGATAGGCAAGCAGAGGCAGACGCAGCTGAATCTGAACGTAAAAAGGCTGCAACCGACCGTAAAGATCGAATGGCTGTTCTGAATGCTACCTTAAACGAAGCGAAGGCAAACAAGCTCGGTCGATCATCAGAAGCTGTTGCAGCTAGAAACGAACTGAAACAAATAAAAAAGGATGGTGCTGAAGCTAAAGCATTGCTCAAGAAATCCGAAGGAGCTAATTTAGAAGTATCTAAGTCTGCTGCAGCTGCATTGGGTATTAGTGTAGATGAGTTAGCACTTAGACAAGAAGCAAAAATACAATTAGATGACCAAAAAACAGGGTTAGACAAACTAGAAGAAGCAATTAGAGTTAGTGGTGGCGATCCTGCTCAGAATGCTGATTTTCAACAAAGAACATTAGCATATCAAGATGCAACGAAAGCAGCAGATGCCCAAGGAAGAACTACAGAGGTAACTGCTAGCGAAAAATTAGAAGCAATGAAAGCTCAACTTGAAAAAAATGGCCAAGTTGCAACAGATAGTAAAGAATTTAATAAACTTCAATATGAAATTCAAGATGCAGAATTAAAAGAAAGATTGAGAACTGCTACAAGTGCCAGTGCAAAAAAAGAAATTAAAGCAGAGAGAAGATCATTAGCTGCAAAACAAGAAGGACTTCTTGGTAAGATTGCTGGTGGAATTAATAGTTTAAGAGATGGTGCAAAAGAGAAGTTAAAGTCTGCTGGTAAAGGTGTGATGAATCTTATAAAGGGATTTGCAGTTGCGGGTTTTGCACTCGCACTTGTAGCATTTTTAAATAGTGAATATTGGCAAAAAACCAAAGACTACATTATTAATACACTTGTCCCTAAAATAAAAGGATTTTATAATGCCTTCTTTGGTGAAGGTGGCGGTTTCGCAAAGGGCATCAAAGCACTATTTGGCGACAAAGGTGGAATTGGTGGTATAGTTCTTGGAATAGGTTCAGCTGTAGCTTTATTTGCTGCATTTAAATTTGTTAAACTTATTAAAGCAGTAAAAGGTTTGCTTGGTGGGGTTAGTGGGTTTGCAAAAAAATTAACTGGTATTGGTGGTAAAAAAGGTGGTGCAGCTGGAGCTCTTGGCGGTGGCGGCGCAGGCGGTAAAGGTAAAGGTAAAGGAGCTGCTGGTGTTGGAAAGGGTATTGCCGATATAGGTAAAGGACTTGGTAAAGGAATTGGTGGTCTTCTACAAGGAATTTTCAAAGGAATTGCAGCGGGATTAGCGGCGTTTGCACCACCACATGTAGCACTTGGAGCAGGTGTATTCGCAGGCGCTATAATAGTAATAGGTGCTGCTATTGCAGGAGCTACATATTTGCTAGGAAAGGCAATGCCAACACTAGCAGAAGGGTTCAAATCCTTCGAAGCGCTTAATGGTAGTGCATTAATTCAAGTTGGTAAAGGTATAGGTGCAGTTGGCTTAGGTCTGGCTGTATTTGGTGCAGGTAAAGCTATCGAGGGTGTCGGCGGTATGCTGGGTTCTCTAGGTTCGTTCTTTGGTGGAAAGGATAAACTAACTCCACTAGAACAACTTAAAGTATTTGGTGACACAAAAGTTAATACTGTACAAGCAACAGCAAATGCAAATGCGTTAGTTGCATATTCTAAAGCGATGGCCGCAGCAGGTGGTGCGAAAGCAGCTGAAGGTCTTGGTGGTTTTGTAAGTGGGACACTTGGTTCTTTAGGAAACTTTTTTGGTGGAGAAAAACAAGACCCCCTTTCTCAACTAGTAAAATTTGGTGAGACAACTGTTAATAGTAAACAGGTAATGAAAAATGCTGATGCAATGGTCGCATACTCTAAAGCGATGTTGTCAGGCAGTGCTGCAGGAGCAACAACAGGTCTTAGCTCATTTGCTACTGGAGTATTAGGTTCTTTAGGTGCATTCTTTGGTGGTGAAAAACAAGACCCACTTTCTCAACTAGTAAAATTTGGTAATACAGCTGTCAATTTGGCAAACGTAGATGCAAATGCAAAAGCAATGGGTCAATATGCAACTGCAATGGCTGGAGCAAAGAAAGCAAATCCAACTGCTGGAGAAGCTCTAGGGGGATTTGTTAGTGGGGTAATGGGTTCACTGGGAAATTTCTTTGGCGCAGATAGTCCATTAGAAAAATTGAAAAAATTTGGTGATATGGATATTAATGCATCTGGTGTAGTTAAAAACGCAAAGGCGATGAAAGAATACACCACAGCAATTTCTGGACTAGGTGCTGCTGGGAAAACTGATATTGATTTATTTACAGATTCAGTTGATGATATGAGAATAGCTATTGAAAAATTGTCAGGTGGTACAATACAACAGGGCCTAAGAATGTTTGCAAAGGCAACTAGGGTATTTGGTGGTATTGATAAGGGCGATATTAAAAAATTAAATGAAGAAGGATTATCTATTCCAGTTAATGTTACAGGAAAAGCTATGGTAGAGATGTCACAGGCAAATGCTGGTGGTGGTGGAACTCCAGTAGTGGTTAATGCACCATCAACTAATGTTAGTAGCAATTCAAGTTCAAGTTCAACCTTTACCAACACATCGTTATCACACCCTAATGCAATAGTCAACTCATTAAACTACTCTCGCTAAAAAAAACCCCCTACTGATTTCTCAGTAGAGGGTAGTTCATAGTATCTCTACTATTCGTTTGCAAGTTTCTGAAAATAATCCATAGTATTATCTTCATCATCTTGTGTTACTGACGGAGCAGGAACAGGAGCAGTATCAACTGTTGGAATTGCTACTGGAGCATCTTCCATAATCTCAGCTGCACTTCCTACCTTAGTAGTTCCAGCAAGAACCATATCCAAACGAGTTTTCAACTCATCATATGACTTGAAGTTAGTAGTAGCAGTAAACTCTGATAGAGCATGTTCCTTCTTCCATACTGCTTCAATGTCATCGTCATTGTCAAACAATGCTGATGGTGCTTCGAACTCTGACTTGTCATAGTTCCAGTAACCGTCTACCTTACGAAGCTTCAACTTGAAGTTCGCACCTTGCCAGAAGTCAAAAGGATTTATAGCACTTTCATCTTCAAATGCAGGTTGCATGGTTTCCATAATCTTGTCAAAGATTTTCTTACCAAAGCGATAAAGGAATACATTACCTTCATTCTCAGGATTTGCACTGTCCTTGACAACGTAAATGTTAGAGAAGTATTGCAACTTACGTTTTTGTCTACGAGCAATCTCTTTATCAGACTCTACACCAGAATTCCAATGTTCTGAGTTTAATTCTGATACAGGGTCATTCTGACCGAGTGTGGTAAGAGAGTTCTCAATATACCATTGACCAGTTGGGCCTTGAAATGCGTGATTCCAGACCTTTGCCCAAGGCATATCTTCACCTTCGACCGCTGGAAGGAAACGAATAATAGCAAAACCATTACCAGTTTTATCCATTACAGGCTTCCAGATTCTTTCGTCTTTGTAAGACTTCTTCTCTTGTGGTGCGTTTTCCTCTTTAACTGCTCCAAGCAGTTTGTCTAAAGAATTAGACTTCTTGAGTGAACTTAACGACATATTTTTCTCCTTATGTTAATATATGTTTTCGTATGTTAATGTAGTATTATATACAGTTTTATAGGGAAAGTCAAGTATCTTCTTGAACAAACCTTATCCTATATATACTTTTGTCATCTTGTCTAAAATTGACAAGAGCATTCCACGAAAGTCCAATTCTTTTTTCCTCAAGCATATTAGGTTTATGGCCATGATATAACTGAGATTGAAAGACAATCATAGAATCTTGTGTACAAGGAAAGGCTAGTTCCGAAGCTGTGTTTGGATTCCCTTTCTTGTAATGTTCAGTGAGAGATATAAATGGCACACCATCATACTTTGATCTGTGAAAATCAAGTGGTGGGTGTCCGTCCTCTGACTTTAAATAATATGTTCCACTGATGATTGAGTTGGAATGATTATGTATTCCTTGTTCACCACCTTCACCACTAATGTTTATCCAACTTTCTGAAAAGAAAAACTCCTCATACTCTAAACCAAGTTCGTTGTCTAGATAATCTTTAGCTTGCATTTCAATCCATGTTGCAATATCTTTCATTGCTGGATCAAGTAATATATTTAAATGTTTCTGTGTTCTTAGTTTTTCTGAACCCCTGTATGTTTCATATGAAAACTTCTTCAAGTCAATGGTGTCAAGAAATGGAATTGGGCTTTCATATAGTTTTACCATTCCTGTTGGGAATATAGGTATTGCACTCATGTTATTTTTAATTCCTCACACAGTTCATCTTTAGTAATATATATTATGTTTTTTAAATGGAATGCATCTGCTAACGTCTTACCTTCTTCTGTTGCACCAACCCAATAAAAAGTAGTATCAGGGAAATCAGTAAAAACTTGTTTTAATTGTTTACCCCAATTTACTGAACTAAATCCTTTTGCGTTTGCTGGAAGATAGTTGTCTGTACCCTTGTACATATTATTTAGTGGTTTCTCATATGTCGATAGATCATATCCAATCATATACACTTCATCTGATTTGATAGGAAATCTTCCTAGTGTTTCATGTACAGGTGGGTCACATGCTAAATGTAGTGCCGCATTGCCCGCAGACCAACTACGCAAATAATCTCCAACAGGACAGATTCTTTCATTACCAGTAACGTAAGTAATCCAAACACCAGAGTCCTTTTCCATTTTCATACGAAGGTCTTCCATATCTAAATCTGGATTCATATGCATAGCTGTATCAATTTTTTCTTGCAAGGTAGCAGGGTCTTTACCTGAGATGACACACTTGTCAGTTTTATCTCCACTGTAATGAATAAAAGAATCAGGTATATTATATCCCATGAACATTGTGTCTGCTACAAAGTCTGGAACAGTAGACCAGTTTGTAAACCAACATTTATTTTCAAGTGGATATTTAGATTTAACAATTTCCTGTTGTATTCCATAATCAACTGCAACAAGATTGTCTACTACACTATCACGATAGATTGCATTACAACCCCACGTTTTAACTTCGTCCAAACCAATATTGTTTTTACTTGGATTAAACCACGAACGTGATTCGCCATTACCAATAACTAAAGATTTCATGTTCTTAAATGCTCCCAGCTGACAGGAAATAAATCCTTTGCAACTTCATCAATTTTATTTGCAACTATTCGTGTTTCATATTGTGCGTCTGGTTTACATCTTAAATTACAAACCCTTGCAAACGCATAGAGTGTTCCAGACCAATACCATTCTGTAAACATAGATTGAGGTAAAACCATTCTTGCTTGTTCTGGTGCAATGCCACCCTCAATTAGTATATCATAAGCATCAAGTGCTTTTGTGACAGCTTTTCTGTACAAAGAACTAACTCTAATATCTTCATCATCAGGATAAATATCTTTAATCCATTCTATAGTTCTTTCTTCATCAGAACCTTGTTTCTTATCTGTTGCAGCTGCACGCCACACATCTGGATAATAAATTGATGGGTCATCACTAACATATCGTCTAGACACTTCGTTCCACGTTAAACCAATTTGATGTTTGACTAATTGTCTTGCAACAAACACAGGAGCTTTGATTCTAAACTGCATTGAT